ACCGAGGAGCGATTCTCGGCAGAGGTCCTTCCGTTTCACCCAGCTCTGGTTGCACGAGGGTTCACCGTGGAACCAGAGGCCTCTCTGGTTGAGACGAACCGCGATCTTTGGCGATCTAAGATCATGAAGAATATCGACAAAATTTGCCGATATTTCTTTAAGGACCAGGTCTTTCGCCCTCGCGATGGGATTCCTTCTCTCCGGGCATGTGCCCAGGGGCGTGTTGAATCTGGAGGTGCTTTCGGTTTTCTGTTCCGAAAGTTCATTCAGGACGCACGGGAGAATCTCGAGCCAGGCGCCGATCCTGTCCACAATCCCATGTGGACTGATCTTCGTCAACAGGTCTTGGACTGGGAGGCCGTGAAGAAGTCTTCTCTGGACGCTTCCGTCGCTCTTTGGAAGAGCCTCCTCGTTGACAGAAAGGAAGAGGGCCCAACGTTCTCCACTGAGGGTTCGGAGATTCTGCCGGATGCTCACATCCTGCAGCTCTTCGAGGATTGGATCGACCTTCATTGTCGAGCTACCCTTAATGGAAGGGAGCCAAATGTTGCCTTTCCCGCAACAGTTCCTGAGCCCCTGAAGATTCGGATGGTAACCAAAGGAAATCCTTTCCTTTATTACCGTGCTCTTGAACTTCAGAAGTTCATGCATGAAAGACTTCGGTCTAATCATGTCTTTGAGCTCATCGGTCACCCTGTCGATCTGGACTCCTTCTCTAGGAAGTTCGGAAAGACCTTGCGTGATGATGAGTTCTTTGTTTCTGGAGACTATATTGCGTCAACCGACAATATAGACCCAGAGATGAGCCGGGCTACATGGAACTCGATCTGTCAGTATAGTTCAACTTTTGTTGGCTATACGAATCGACCTCTTTGCGTCGATGATCCAGGAGCCGAAGGGCTTTTGGATGACCCCCGGAAAGAGAAGGAATCCGAAAGGGTTCAACTTCTCTTCTCACCCTATTACGAAATAGGGCGGGCATGTCTGACAGATCATTTTCTTGGATACTGTCCTCCGGAGCAAACTGAAGAAAAGTTTGAATCTGAAGTATCCAAGTGGTCTCCCTCACGCGGTCCTCCCCCTCCCGGTGTGTTCTAACAGAAGTGGGGACAGCTCATGGGTTCTCCTATGAGTTTTCCCATTCTCTGCATTGTGAATGTGGCCGCCACCATCACTGCGATGGACTGGGACCCCTTTGTGGTTCTGGCCGACGAGAATTTCCCCCTTCTCGTCAACGGTGATGATATAGCCTTTATTGCGAATCCCAAGCAATATCGGGCGTGGAGTCTACTCACAATTGAGGTAGGACTTATCAAATCTCTTGGTAAGAACTATACCTCCCGGGATTTCTGTCTTATCAACACCGAATTCCATCTGGTTACAGATGAAATCGAACGACTTGAAATCGGAGATACACTCGATTTCTGGGAGTATCGGAAGTTCAAGGTTATCCCTTTTGTTAACCTCTCATTACTTCTCGGTATTGAAAGAAAAGGTCCAAAGGCCGGACA